ACCCAAGATGCTCCAGTAATAGTACCGTGATTCTGGTTACCACTGCCATCGTATACATAACTACCAGCACCTTCTTGCATTGGTAGGTCTAACTTTAGATTCGATGCAGATACTCCAGTAGGCAATACTGTTTCTGGTTTGGTGTATAGTTCCTGTACTTGTGCTTGGGTTAATTCTGCACTAAACATTTTTAATGATGCCATCTTGCCATTAGCGTATGGAGAATTGCTATATCTGCCAATTTCAATATCATCTGTTTTATTAGCCATTGAATCATAACTACCTCCATCAGCATTGGTCAAACTTTGAGAAACTCCATTTATGTATATTTTTTTCCCTGCTGATGCACTTCCTCCACCAGCCCCATTGTATGTTGCACAAATATGAGTCCATTGACCTTCGTAGGATGTAACAGCATTTGTAACTTTTACGCTACTGTAGCCTGTTCCACCACCAGCCTCATCATAATGATCAAAGAACAAAAAATCGTCATTACTTATATGAAAATTGTATTCACCAGTATGATATATACCTTTATTTAAAATTACAAAATTTGATGCATCATCCATATTTACCCAAACTGAAATGGATTGAGGACTATCATCATTCCCATCCCCAAAAGACAACTCGCTACTATCTGGAACAACTACAAGGTCATTACTACCATCAAAATCCAATGCCCTTCCAGAGTACACCTCGCCAAAGTTCATATGATTAGACTTATCTTGAATACGAGGTTTAAATGGTGATTCTCCAGAGTAGGAATCAGAGTTTGTAGTTGCACCTACTATTGTACCATCGTTTGTTCCTTCTGAATCTGGTGCGGATACTGGATATACTCTTAAATATGATATTTCTATAGTAGAACCACCAGTGATAATTTGTATTCCTACACCACCACCATTAGAAGTGATTTCTTGCGATACTACAGTTGCATCTCCAGATAATCCAGTATTGCTTAATGCTATTGTATTTAAAGAATTTCCAACATAAATATAATTACTTGAACTATCCGTTCTGTATGCAAATTCTACTTTATATCTTGCACCATCAAGTACAACATTTTGAAATATATTTCTTACCCCATCAGCAGTAAATCTTAATGTTGAAGAATCGAAATTATTAACAGAACTTAAATCTACTATTGTATGAGTAGGTGAACCTCCACCAGAACCACTCCATCCAGTTGGCTTTGTCGAACTTGATGCCCCTGTCCAATCATCGCCATTTGTTATTAAATCACTACCAAAAGATGTACTATTTAAATCGTACCAAGATACAAGGTTGGTTAGTTCTGTGCCTTTTAGTTCTGAATAAGAACCTCTCCAGTAGATAGATTCTACCTCACTTGCGGATAGTTCTCTGTTCCATATACCCACGTTTGCTATACTGCCATCTGCATAATTTGAATCATATCTTCCTATATAAACATCTGATGTCAAATTCTCCATAGCAACATAAGAACCACCACCGTTTTTTAGAATAGATGCAACACTTCCATTTATATATACTTTTTGACCAGCATTTGCTTCTGTACCACCTCTACCATCATAAGTTGCTGTAATATGCACCCATTGGTTTTCATAAGTGGTAAGGGTAGGTGAAGTATGGATGTATTCTCTTGTGCTACTACCACTTTCATCAAGTAAGAAAAAGTACAATTTATCGTCTGATAAAGTTGATAAGTAATATTCCCCATTTGTATTAAAAACACCTTTTGCTACAATAGGAAAGTTTGTTGCATCATCCATCTTTATCCATGCAGATATACTAAAAGCACTATCGGTTGAACTATCTCCAAAAGATAGATTGTCTGCATCTGCTATAGATATGTAGTCATTACTTCCATCAAAAGATGTACTCCCATCTAATAGGAAGTCTGGTTCTATATCTCTAAAATTAAAGAATGCTTTTAACTCATCCCATGTGAGTCCAAGTGTATCTTTCCATCGTTTCATTAGTGATCCACTCGTTCCCCATAGATTTCTCAATCTAGTATTTAAACTTGTACCACCTTCACCATAAGCGTAGTCTCTCCATAAGGTGTTAATAGATTTCCCGGTTGCTCCCTGTTGAACTAAAAAATCTTTTAAATTGCTATTAAGACTACCACCAGTATCATCATTGTCGTAGTATTCTTTTGCTTTGCTATTTATTGAATCTGCCATATTTCTCCAGAGTTGGGGAGGGAACCAAAATCCCCTCCCCTATTATCATTAAGATACTTTCGTATGAACCTCTACACCATAACCATCAATGATTTCTGTAACTCCCCAGAAACCAGAACCGATGATATTATCTCGTAGATAAGAACCTTCACGATATACTTCTACTCTCATCATGTCTCCAGCATATCCCATGCCTATTGCACCAGATACAAAGACTCCACCTTTCACAGCATTAGATGCTACTGTGAACTCTGGTGATGAGTGTATGTCTATACCAGCGATTCTTGATACGAACCCACTTCTAGCACCTTCATCTTGTACTCCAGCACCAGCGAATTGAGCCGCAGTTACTAGGTCATTATGAACGCCATAGGTTCCCCAGATTTGTCTAGGATCAAGAACAGCATGAGGTTGCCCCATTGCAGAGTTTTGCTTGAGACTTGAAAGAGCATCAAACAAATTATCTACTGATAAAGCGGCATCACTAGCACCAACAGCATTTGAGAATCCATCAAAAAGAGCATTCAACAAAGCATCAGCTTTAGATGCCAAAGCATTACCGATTAACTCACCAACATTTGATGCGATATTATCAGCATTTGATAATTGTGCTTCATCATACATTGGAACCATTACAGAGTACATATCAAGAGTTGCAGTTTTCTTCTCTGTATCTAGTTGAGTTGATGGTGTTACAGTACCTTCAGCAGTAGCGGCAACATCACCACTTGTTAAGGTATTACTTCCACTATTGTATGCAATGAAAGTGATTTGATCTGCCTTTGGCTCTCCTTTAAGAGTTACCAATGGCACAGTTACGTTTGCTTCAGAGAACTTAATTAATGCCTCTGATTCGATTACTTCAAGTAATCCTCCAGCAAAGTTCCCACTATCTCCAGCGGCCATGTTATATTATCCTTTTTTTCCAAATATTGCATCCCATCTCTCTTGCGAGATATGAGTAAACGTACTCCTCAAGTCCTTGCAAAGAGGTGCTTTCTCTTGTCCTACACAAATCCTAAACCCATCTTCGTATGGTATTTCTTCACCATTTGAAACGTAGATATGCTCACCATCTTTCGATATGGCAGATGCTACACTTCCAGTATCCATCCCGGTAGTAGGATTGTGATTAATTGAATCTAGAGCTAAACGCTTCTTTGATTTTGGCATAACTTGATTTGTCCAGTTTACCACTCGCAACATCTCTAGCGGCTTCAGTCAAAGAATTGTATCCTTGATAGCCAGAGGAAGTTGAGTTGTCAACACTTGGAACATTAGTTTGTTTATTAATTAATTTATTATGAACTACCTTCACTTGAGCGTAGTTCATCCCTTTAAAAGCGTCCTTCTCTTCATCAGAGAAATCAGCTAACATCTTCTCGATCTCTGCACTTTCTCTATCCTTAAAGGATTGAAGTTCTGGAGTGATAGAATCGTATTTTGCTTTCGTTTCTTCGTACAACATTTTCCACTCTTCATTTTCAGCTAGTTGTGCTTGTCTATCTTCCTCCAACTTCTTCTCAAGTTCTGCAACACGAGATTCTGCTTTTTGCAATCGTTCTTTCTTCTGCATTACTTCTCGCAGTAAATCACTATCTTGATTGCTGGATGGTGATTCATTCTGGCTTTCAGTAGCCACCTCTTGTACGCTATCTTGTACTGTTTCTTCGCTCATGTCCGAGCCTCCCTATTTACCTATTTTAAGATTGATTGGCTTTCTAGTAGCCTCCCTAGCATTCTTATTGATATGCTTATCAACCTCGTTCAAAATAAATTTTTCAACTTGTTTGGGTACTGGTCTCACATTACTGGTTATTACCCTATCTTTCATTTCAGCATTCCATTGTACCTTCTGTGCATTCGCACCTGACCAACCAATTACCACTTTATCTTTTGTAAATCCTCTGGTTTGTAGATTCCTCATCATATCACCAGTTAGTTGTAGATCAACTTTTGTTGATGTAGATGACTGCCTCTTAAACTTACCAGATGCCTTTCTTGCCTTGTAACTTGTCGAATATGGCTGGAACTTTCTTCCTTCGACATCTTTACCATCTTTCGTAGTATGCACTCGTATTCGGTCTGCTGATTCATCGCCAATAAACTTCCAGAATTGTTTGGTAAAGGTTGGTATATCTTGTAGTTCTTTAGCCATCTAATTGTTGTTGAGGCGTTAATGGTTCTCTTTTAAATCCACCTTTGTTTTCTATAAACTTCTCTGCTTGTTGTGGATCGGTTAATTTCTTTGATACTGATGTTTCCCTTGCAAACCGATGTCTACAGTTGTAGCCGCCACCATCAACAAATGCACCGGGATACTGTGAATCAATCTCATCTCTTGTCATACTACCAGATGCCATCATCTTCAAACATATATCTCTAGTCTTTTCATCTATCGGGCCTTGATAGACATAAGTAGCATCTTCTGGATCAAAGGCTGTCATTTGTGCAGTTACGTTACGTTCAAATGTATTCAATGCTGTATTGGCTAATGTTTCAGCTTGATCTGGTCTTAATACGCTCCCTAGCATACTTTGTGCTATCTCTCTCTCGGTCTTACCACCTATAATACCTTTCACAGCCTCATCAATGATTTGTTCACCCATCGTACCAATCTGCTTTCTAAATGTTGCCTCATCCAATCGTACCAATGCCTGTAGTGTTTCTTCTGTTACTTGCCCGGTTGCCTCCATTCCAAGCAATACACTTTCATACGATGCGATGTACTGATTGAGATCATTCTGCATACCAATCTGATTAAAGATATAATCATCAACATCAAGCGTGGAAATGAGAGAGATAAACTCATCTCGTGTTAGAGATTGCTTGAGATCAAGTATATCTTCTACCATTTGTGCTTGGGCTTTCTGCAAAGCCTGTGCGAATTGCTGTGCTATTTGATCTTTATCCACGCTGTAATGCTGACACTAATGGAGATGTAGGTGCTTGTGGCTCCTCTACCTCCGGTTCTAATTCTTCTAATCTTTGCTCTAGTTCTTCATCGGTTATATCTTTGTTGAACTCTCTGTATAACTCTTTCTTATCGATTAAGCCATTATCCAACATGAACTGCAACCGATCCTTCTGTACAGGCCATTCCTCTGGATAATCTGATTCAGAGAAATCAACCGCAAAGGATTCATCAAATACTCTTCCTGTATGAACCTCAATTAATCTACGATCAATCATGTATCGTTCTTCTTCAAAGTCTTGAAACATAGGAATATCTGATTGTCTTGATTCTAGATTCTCCATATTTAGAATCTTTAACGCTTGTCCACTTGGGATTTGACCTTGTTCACCCCATCGTATTGATAGAGCATGATTTTGACCGGTAACATTCAATAGTTCTTTTATACCAGCTATCATTTGATTGATATTAGATGGAGGTGCTACAAATGACATGGAACTACCTTCTGGTAGAGAAATCAAACGATCCACTCCCCATTTTAAGTTCGGTACTTCTTGATCAATCCCGGTAATGACTGGTGATCCCATTTGATACCTCGTAGCCAACATTACTTCTGTAAATGCGATAGAAGAATGAAGAGCCGCCATAGTAACATCCATAGCATCATAAGGAAACATGATACGAGAGATAGGGTTAAGTTGATATGGGTTCAACATCTCTGGATTCCCATTTATCGGATATATGCGACCATTAATATCGTATAAGAAGTGCATTCCCGGTTCGCCATCCCTAGACTCACTCCAGAATACAAACTCCCTATCACCTTTGGCATTCTTACCACGCTCGTACGAGTACCCATAAGGCTCCATCTCACCTTCGTAATAATACTCTCGTACATTGGGGAGGATGTGGTATTCAATCTTTTGCTTTCTTTCATTCCATACTGATTTGATATGGATCGTACCTAATAGCCAAGCCAACTCACTTGCGATGCGAGATGATGAATTTAGATGATGAGTGTAGGTTAGATATTCTTCTGCCAGTTCACCACCTACAAATCTTTTGGCTGGAGCCTTATACAACATCATCCTTGCTCTTGAAAACCTTGATACAATCTTACCCAATGGTAATGGAGGTATCTGGCTCAATGATGTACCGGGGAAGTAGTCTTTTACATAATCTTCAATATCACGATTATAATAAAAGTCTAATCCCATTTGCCTACGTTTGTATTCTTCTTTTAGTACAATATCTTCAGCATTCTTAATGCTCTCAAATACTGCTTTGCTCCCCAAGTCTGGTATCGTTACCATGTCATAATATTTCATTACCACTCCACCGATGTTGGGATTCTGCTAATAATAGGATATTTGTAACTAATGTAATAGCTACAAGCATCTAAAAAATGTGATAAGGATTCATCTCTTTTATCAATTCTATTATCATTTGTTCTTTGTGTTTGTTCTAAATCTTTAATCAAGTTTATACAGCTTGGATCAATGGTCATCTTTACCTTACCATCGGCTGACCTTAAAAGTCTATTCAAAGAATTGAGCCTATCTGTAACTGGAGGATTCGCTTTCTTTGATATTACATGGAATCCATGATCTTTTAATATTTGATGATCTGATCTATGTGATGTGGTTGATCTAGCTGATCCTGTTGCATCTGGATATACAGGGATATGTGGTGCAACCTTTTTCATTTCCATTGCCATCAATTCTGTATTTGAATTTGGTATTCTAATCTCTTTGAAGAAATGAGTTGTATCATCAGAGTAAGTACATCCAAGAACTGCTGATCCAAGTATGTTGAAATCCATTCCCCAGAATAGATTGTTTGATAGTTGCTCTGCTTTCTTCACATGGATGTTGCGATCAAAGTTGTAGGCGGCTCTGTTTCCTGTTGTTTCAAAGGATGCAAGGAACTCTGTTTTAAATGCTCTTTCATCCATCATGCTCTTGGCTTTCTCTATCTCTTCCTGTGGTACATAGCCACCATCTACTGTTGTATATTGCCAACTCATCCAATCTTTGTCCTTACCTTGTCCTCTTAAAAAAGCATCATATAAATGATCATATCCATTAGGTGTACCAATAAAGAATGCCTCGCCATCTGTAGTTGTTAACATAGGATAGATGATTTCATCCCATACATGAGGTTTGATGTAACTGTATTCTTCCATAACAACCATATCTAGACCAGCACCTCGTAAATTGTTTTCTTGTTCTGCACCTCTAATTGCAATCTCTGATTCATTTGGTAGTTTAATAGTGAGTTCTGATTCATTGATCTGACAGTCATATTCTCTAAATAGTTGCCTCATTAATTTCCAAGTGGTTGCTTTTCCTTGCCTGTAGGTTGGTGTAATTATCCATCGCCTTTCTCCAGATTTGATTTCTTTTGTTAGCAACCAAATCAAAGATAGATGAGATTTCCCAAACCTTCTTCCAGCTACCAGAACCTTTCGCTTGGCTGGATGGTTTATAATCTCTCTTCGTTTTGAATCTATATTCCAATTATCCAAATACTCTCTTCATCAAACTTTTGGGAACCTTCTTGCCAGCTTTGTACAGCCTCTGCATCCTTGCCAAATCCCTACCTCTTTGTGATCGTTTGCTCCCTTTAACGCCAGAGAGGTATTTCTTTGGTACACTCTTAAATCTTTTATCTTTTGCAGTTCTACGAATTTTCATACACCAACCTTTTTCATAGCGATCCTATGAGAACTTGTAAAGGTGCTTCCCTTCCTCATTGCTGTAACCATCGCTCTTAAATGCTTTCTCGTATGATGTGTTGAATGTCTTTTCATTGCAGATATTTGTCTTTTAGTTAGACCAGTAACACTTACACCTTTTACCTTCATCGCCTTCTACGCTTTCTTTCCATTCTTGCTAAATCAGCATCATGTTTAATTCTTTTTCTACCTTTGGCAATCTTAATGAATGAATTAACTCTTGCACTTGCCCAACTAGATGGAGTCATTCCCGGTCTTGTACCACTACTGACAGCGGCTCCCAATCCTCTCCTGTAAACCTTTACAAGTGATGATGGTAGTATCTTATTCTTTCTTGCTAATGCTCCAAGCCTTTTCCTAGTTGCTACTGTTATCTTTGCCATTAATCAATGCTTAAAATTTTAATAGGTTCGGTCTTATGTGATATTTCTCTTGTTTCTTTCGCCTTACCTTCTGCTCTATCTGATAGATATGATACTGCACTCATTGAGCCATTCATCGCCATACTTAATACTCTGCGAACCATCTTCTCTTTCTTTGTAAGTCCTGTATCATCTTCCTCATCCCAAACCTTCTTGATAATATCTGCTAATGCCCCATGTCTACCATTCGGATTAGCATTGTTACCAGCTTTGAATTGAGTCTTTGGATTACCACTAAATCCTTTTTTATACTGACCATTAGACTTCCGATTATCCTCCGTTTTCTTACTCATAATCAACTAATGCCATCACCAATGCTTTATTAAGTTTATCAAGTAGTTCTTTGACCTTCTCGGAATCAATCTCATATACATCAAACTCAAGTCTCCAATTGTGAGTGGTCTTGAGGTTTTTAATGCCAACAAGTTCAACATTTAATGTAGTACCTTCTGTTTTCATAAGTTTAGTTGCCCGGACAACAAGTTCAATTCCTGTCTATCGCCTTCAATTTCAATCTATAATCTGTCGTTTTCTCTGCGAGTGAGGCTTGAACGTGCCTCTATAAATACATGAAAATACATACAATAACTCACAACATTGCATTGTAAGTCTTTGTTTTTGTTTATTTTTTAGTTAGACAAATTTTTAGATATTAGATTCAGCATATCATTATCTATTTCATATAAATCTGATTTTACTTTGATAGCTGTTCCATCTCTTCTAATTCGTATTGATCCTTGTTTATGGAATACTCTACGATTCTTGAACTGATCTTGTGTTACCCATCCACAGATAGTAAGTATTGAATCGGTCTTGTTTATTGAACAGAATAGATAAATATCTGTATTGTATCCATCTTGAGCGGCTAGGAAGTTATTGGTGTATCCAGTTCTTACTGGGCCTTTCCTTCCCATTGTCTTAACATCTATTCGTTTTCCTTTAAGGCAAAGATCGACTCCACCATCAAAGCCATCTTCTCCACTAGCCATAGGTTGATCATAATAATCACAGATAACATTTTGACCAAGTATTCCAGTATATTGTTCCTCTTGATTTCCATCTGCATATCCTCTTTTGCCAAAGTTGTATTTTTTAACTTCATTCCATGATTTGATTTTTATCCAATGTTTGATTGGAATATCTATCATAATTCAAATTCCATTCCTATGAGTTTGTCTATTGCCCTATCATAGTATTTTTGTACTGATTGATATGTGATGTTATGATTGTCCGCAATTTGCTGTAAATCTCTTATCCCTAAATCATAGAAAGCATCAAAGATTTCATTTTCTCGTTTGCTGAAATTATGTACCGATCTTCTACCTACAAGAAATGCGATCATCTCTCGTTTTTTTATTTCTCTCTCTGTTCGCTTTCTCTCGTACTCATCCTCATTTTTTCCGCACATTTCACAAGGTTTGGTATGTGGTTGCATATTATCTCCTAATTATCTGTCTTGAATATATTTTACATAATCATAATATCCATAACCATCCCAATATTTATCTAATGAATCAAGATTATGTGGATGGCTTACCCTAGATATACCACCCCATTTTTTTATAAAATTATTAACAATCCATTCGGCTTGATTGTGCTGTTCTTGTAATTGATTTCTATCGTATTGATATATTTTTTTTCCTAGATGGTTGTTAAAAGAATAGCTTTTATATTTCCTCTTAATCATTTCTAACCTTATCAATTAACTCTGTAATAATTAAAAACGTCATTCCCATAGCAAGTACCCAAAAGAATACTCCGATACCCAGTATAAGTACATTTGCTACCCATTCAGCTATATCAAACATAATCACGATATTACCTCATTATAAATATCCATCATTATATCTTTGAGTTCATCCATCTTTTGATTGATATACCATCTTTGCAAATAATGATATGCGATGATTGATACGATTACGATTGTTACAATAAATACATCAAATGCATTTTCTTGTAGTGATTCTATCCAGTATTTCATTTTATTCTCCCTATTTTAAAATTTTGCCTCACTTGGTAGCCAACCATTTCATTACAATCTCTACCTTGCGGATCATCGAGTATTGCTGTCATCCTCTTTCTTTAAAACTTCTTTAAAAAAAATTCATCAAAAAGAGGCTTTTGTGAGGCAATCATTTCGGTACACTCCTGTAATTGGTTTGTACTGTATTTGAATTTTTCTTTTGCCTTATGTATGGTGTTTTACAATCTCCGCATCGTAGTACCGGGAATTTATTGGCTGTTGTAAAATATACGCTTGAGGTTGTTTCAAGATTATATGATCCGCAATTTGGGCATACATCATCATCTAATAATACTCCTAGATTTGGATGATTTCTCATATATGGTCTTATCTCAAGATATAATTGCTCTAAACCTATTACATCATGTTTGTTGTAATCCATCATTTTATTTAATGCTTTGGGATCACCAGCCTCGCAATCAACCCATAACTCAAAATCTGTTTCTAGTTTGTTTTGGAGTTTAAAATATTTAGTGAGAAAGTCTTGCTTGTAAGATGGTGCAAAAAACTCCCTTCTAGATACTTTCAATGTATCAATTACCCGGTATGGAGTTGGCGGCATTAATCCAACAGATTTGAATCGCCAGTTTAATTTCCTTAAATCAAACCTTTCTACATTATGACCAATTACAATTTCAGCCTCATCTAACAACTTCCAGATAGATTTTAATATTCTTTTATCATCTCTTTCAAAAGCCTCTTCAGTTGTAACAATATCACCTTGTACATTTTTATCAAATAACCATTTGGCCGCCCAACTTAAACAGTATTGATGCTTGGTGATTTGGTGATGTTGTATGTATTGTTTATATGTTCCCCAGCCTACGAAATGATACAAGCTGGTCTCTATATCCATTAAGAGAATTTTTGGTAAGTCTGAATAATGATCATCTTCTCTTGCACTAAATTGTTTTTTGCATTCTTTGCATACATATCTTTGTGATACTGGTTTGTATTTAGAATATGATAATCCTTTTTTAATTACAACCCCACTTCCGCAATGTGGACAAATCATTAATTACCTCCGCAACTTGGACAAGTTTTTATTTCTTTACCTCTTTTTGGGAAGTCCTCATAGTAAAGATAAGCACTAAAGGTTCCTCTAGCTTTATGGCTTTGATGTGCTTTTGTTCTATCCATCTCCCAACATCTACCACAACTTTCGCAATGCTTGATATTTCTATCAGCCTGTTTAGAATCGCAGTTAGTATCTTTTCTTTTTTTATATTTATTTTCTTTAATGTTACCCCATTCCCAAACTTCCATAAATCTCCTCCATGTTTTTGACTTCCTTACTATTATCAATCTTTGGATCATCTGGGAGTAACTCAACCCCACAACAATCACTTGATTGTCTTAACTGAAATTCATTAGGTAACAATTTACCACCGCATTTCATACACCAAGCCTTATACAATCCAGATGGTGTCTTTTTAAATACTTTCTTTGATGGCTTTGGTTTTGCTGGTTGCAAATCCTCAATCTCATCATTCCAACATTCTTGATTTAACCAAGTAGTAGGATGTTTGATATATGCCTTATCTCGCCCCTCCCACAATTTCTTCTGTTTGGTCAATGCTGACATGATGGTGTTATGATCTGTTTTCTTCATTGCTGACCTATAAGAACTTTCTGCTTTTGAACGACTTACCTTCTTATCATACAGGTTCCAAAATTCTTCAAATTGATCTATATATATATTCTTTATATTCTTAACATTCTTGTTTAGTGTTCGCTTGTTGTTCACTTGTTGTTCAATTACTTGTTCACTTTGTTGGTACTCACCCCAGTTAAGTATTGATATTAAGCGACATCGAGGATTTGTTTGTTGTTCAATTTGTTGTTCGATTTTAAAGGTTTTTAAAATTCGTTGTACTTTGCTTTCATTGATTTTCAACTGTTTAGATATAATCTTTCTTCCAGTAATTAGTTGTCCCGGTTGAAGTGTTATTCTTTCGCCTTCATATATAGCATCATATTCTTTATGAGTAGCATTTAATAGTAAGTACATCCAAACAGCTAGATGATCATTAGATTTCATCACGACAGGATTATCTAATAATTTGCGATGTAATTTTATATATCCATTATTCATAATAGTGAAATTTGCTGTTCATCTTTTTTTCTTATTATACCCATAGCTGTATCTAAAATAGTTTTACCAGCCTGATATTCTACCAAATTTCTACCTATTTTTGTTTTACTTTGATTACCTTTGTAGTCAGTTAAATCAATTTGATGAAATTTACATAATTCTTGTAGTTCATTTTTTTCTTGTGATATTCTGAAATGCCTATCACTTAATTCACTTGGTAGTATGAAATTTGTCCAATATAAATGCCGCCCTCTTTTCTGTGCCTCTATTAATGGATCATAATATGGAATGACATTCTCAACAACATATTTACCATCAAAAAAATTATCTAAAAATAATATTTCTTGATATAAAGACATATTTGGATAAATCGGTTCTATCTTACCACCTTTAGAACTCCAAAATCTAGCTCTGCTGTGGCTTGGACATGGCGGAGATGACCATATAAAATCAAACTCTTTGTAATGGTCTAATAGATACTGGTGAGCATCTGCTACAATTACTTTATCATTTGAGAATCTTTCTTGATACATTCTTGCTAATTCTTCATCCAATTCAACAGCAGTAATATCATGTTCATCACCCCACTTGTAACGATTACCACCCAAACAAGCATATAGATTAAGTATTTTCATTTTCTAGCATCAACTTTAATTCATTATAAAAATCATCATTTAACATTCGTGATCGTTTAATAATTATATTTCTTCTTTGTGTTAGTTCTCTGAATTTTTTAGAGCCTAATCTTTCACGAATAAAATCTAAATGATCTGATGGATTACTACCCAAAAAGCGATGGCATCCATAACAGAGTGCCACCGCATTATCTGGATCAAAGCGTACCGAATATCTACCTCTCCCATAGTAATGTGAACAATGCAATCCCATTCGCTTATTAGGCTCATCCGGGTTATAATATTTCTTGCATCTCTGACAAGTCCACTTATCCCTTGTTCTTATATATTCAGAGAATATCTTATCGTATTTAGTACGCTTAATAGCCATCAGAATGGTAGATCGGCATCGCCATTGATAACATAATCAACCCATACACCAATTTCATCCATCGTTTGTTTGTTGAGTTCCTTACCCATCTTAAACGCCTCTACTGCGAATCCATGTCTAACCTTACCGGCGGCTATGGCATCCCAATCTGGCTTATCTAATGTTGGTGTAGATACTGCACCATTTACAGGCTCAACATTGTACATAGACTTCTCGCCCATATCTACATGAGAGATTTTGACATTTGCACCTTTGCTATAATTAACCAATTTATCATTGGCTACTTTAGATGCAAAAAATGCTTTCTCTGTACCATTGTGATTTACACCATAAAGATACCATTCACCATTTGCATTGGTTCCTGTTTTTGGTTGATCAAAAGATAAAGTAACGACAGCACTTTGACCTTTTGGTATAACTAGCTTATTGTCCATTATACGCTCCTTATTAGTTGAAAAATAACATTTAAACATAATGCCCAAATCAATATCATTCCATATTTTTCGATATAGAAGAACATTGTTCCAAGCCATAACTCTAACTTATCAATCATCATAGACTCCATTTTTAAAATCTTCAATAAAAACTTCTGTAATATCCTCTTCATTGTATACATCCTCCACATAAATGATTTGAGGGAGACGTTCTTTGACTCTGCGGAGTTCACCTCGAATATCTGCGGCCAATGACAATGGAGAATCACCAGCACAACAGAGCATTCTAAAGGAAACCTCTCCCTCATATTGAATTTCTGCATGATACCTCATATCGTGAGGTACGTAATTAGTCACAGATTCCGGGTTCGGTTGTTTCTGTGATGGCATATTGTTTTTTGACATCTTTTAAATCCTTTAATAATTCTTTGGTATCTTCTTTCTTTTGTTCATTAGCACATATCTTTCCAAAGACATCAATAGCCTCAATCAAAAGATCGTACTCTTCTTTATTAACTGTTATGCGAATGTTGTCCACTCATATCCTCCATACAGGTATTGCAATAATATGTTTTGTCAGATTCACAACTTATACAAGTTTTATCTATTTTTGAATCTCTTTCGATTAGTCTATTCATCTCATCATAGGTATATCCAATTAAATCCTCTATCTTGCTTGATAAGGCCTTTAATTCGCCCAGAATCTCCTCTTTTCCTAGATCATCGAGGTTGAGTTCAGTATGCTGATAAAACGATTGAATTTGAACGTATATGTTTTTGAGAGCCACAGTTTCTAATGACTCCCAACTCATACCACTAATTAACATTCTAGTTTTAAAATCTTGCATTACTTACCTCCCTCTGCAAGTTCCATTGCTTTTTTAAATGTATTTCTTTGACCTAAATATCCATTATCTTTTCTTGCTACTACTCTATAACATCTTTTGTAGTTATTATTACTTCTTGATGTGTATGATTCTTTTCTTTGTATATCAACTCTTACACCATCTATTATTTTGTAATAAGCACCACCAGAAGGAGCACAATAATGTCTAATCCAATCAGTTCCTTTTAAATAGATCATCTTACTTACCTCCCTTCAAAAAATCTAAATCTTCTAATATTCCATCTAATTTAAATCCCAGAACATTTCCCATAGGTCTTTTGATGCCATCAGCTTTTTCTCTCTTTGTTATTTCATTTCTAACATCAGAAATAATATTCACCGCTTTTATAAGTTCTCTCTCCATTTTTTTGGTAACTATTTTCATTTGATTCTCATCCTTTTTAGATACAGAGGGAGCGAATTGGGATGAGACAATTTCGCCCGGAAGGGCTGATGCTCCCTCTATTGTATCAAAATGTTTGTTATTTAATTGTCTCATCGTTGTAAGTATAAACAATTATTTTGATATGTCAAAGAAAAAAAGCCGATAAATAAATACCGGCTTTGTAGACAGGAATTAGGAGAGTTGTTCTCTCAAGGTGAAGGATGCAGAATATCGTTCAAATGCTACTTCAGCAAATTGAATTGGGGAATCCAATCTCACATAATGAAATGCCCCAGTAGTACCATCCTCCGAATAGATGAATTTTTTATAGTTTTGAACAGATTGCTCAAAGGTTTGTAGGTTGTTTTTGAAAGTTTGTGATATATTACTAAAATTAAAAGAGAATGTAGATTTGGGTTCATGTTTCTTTGTAGCGTACTCAACACCACCTATAGAAGTTTGAACATCTGCACCAAATATTTCTTGTTCTCCAATCCCTACATCTGGTTGTACTTCAAAGGCTAATTTACTCCCGGTAATCATTTCAGTAAGGTTTGCAACATCTCCTGTTGGTGATAGTATCCAATTCTCTGAAGATGCAGAACTAAATTCTGTTACGTTCCAACCAGCTACAAAATCAGTTGAAATATTTGCAATAGAAGAATAGGTGTTTGGTGCTACTGCCCTATTGAAAGATATGTTATCTGTTTCGGCAGAACTAAAATATAAGGCCACGAAATCAAGTGTAGTCGATGCAGAAAATGTTACTTTGAAAGCATCAGTATTACCATAATCAGTAACTGCTGTTGCAATAGATTGATCTACCAACCTAGCTTCATTTGTCATAGTAGTACCATCGCTAAAACTACCACTAGACAATGTTCCATCGTTAATGGTTGCCTCTAACAATCCTCCAGAATCATAATAAAATGTTTTTGCCATTTATACCTCGTTTACTACTACTCCAATGGAGCCTAGTTTTCTATTAATTTGTGTTACAATAAAATCTTTACCACTAAAAGAACTGCCAAAAGCATTCGTTCCTATATCTCCAAATGCTACAAAATCACCCACATCTATATTATAGAAATCTTGATTAACTATTGAAAATGATACAATTAATTTTTGAGAGAATATATTATCAAAATATGTATAGTAATCATCATTAACATTACCGCTTGATGGAGCATTGGCTGGAGCAGATACCAAAGCATTTAATCGTACAGTTCTTTTATTCTCATTACTACCTATATTATAATCAGATATATTACTTGAATTGGTAGCCTCTACCTTACTTACATATCCCTTATTACTTACAGGATGTTTTTCATATTCAATATCCATTGAGGTAACTACATCATCAAATGGTGTTAGTTGTATATCTAAATCAATAATATCATCTTTTGTTAGTGTATGATCGGTAGTAATGCTATCCGGGATGTAAACATAGGTGTAAAAGCCTTGCCCATTATACCTTCCAATAAATCCACCATTTTGTTGTAATTCAATTAGGCAATCATTTAACTGTTTTGGTTCAGTTATCCAGTATCTTAATGCCCAATCCTTAACAGTAGATATATCTGTACCACTATCCCAGTTAATCGGATCATAAGCAGAATCGTATGGCACATCATTACCATCTTTAAAGTTTCCAAATCTTTGCATCAAATCTCTATGAGCAAATACAATATTGGTTATTAGTGAATCACCTCCCCAAGAACTAACATCCTTTAATCCATTAGCACCACAGTACAATTCATCTATATCATCCAATATCTTATAACTATTTGATTTCTTATCTTGATCAGAGTAATCTAGTTTTGATTTTACTTCAATCACAACATCAGCCAATCTTAAATATCCGCCAAGTGTACCATCAAGATTACCAGATTGTTGTATGGCTTTCATGGTTAATATCAATTCTTCACCCCAACCATTACTACTAGCATTAAATTCACTATCAGAATCATTGCCATTACTAAAATATGCAAATGATGAAGTATCTAAAGTACCACCAAGAGTAACATTAAAATCGGTTATCGTTGATGAATCAGTAAGTGAGTAATATCCTAATATATCAGATGCTCCAAAAGACTCATCAATTAATTGTATCCTAACCTCACCACTTGTACCAAAAGTTGGTGTAATCTTTGCTTGTCCAGCGAAAACTAGATGGATGCTTATAGTATCAGCAACTCCTGTTAATTGTGGCATTTTAAATTTTATTGAGGCTGAATCATTATGTGTAAAATTACCTTGAAATAAACATTGAGTATAACTTGATGTATCTATATAATCTGCATCAAAAGCATTGTCATTAGATGACCATAAAAAGTTAGTAGATGATCCAGATGATGTCCTTTCTAATGGCTTTACAAATTGGCCTTTTAACAATGATTGATGATGCCTTACTGCATAACCACTTCCAAATGTTTCATTTCCAACATCAACAGATGACATGGTACTAGCATGATTTGCTATTGGCAAAAAAGAATCAATAGACTTTTCATAATAGTGAGGGTAAGCATTTTGAAGTATTGATCGCAATCCTGTTAATGAAAAAATTGTATCTCCTCTTCTTTGTTCAACAGGCATAGGGTACAATGTTTTTCTTTTTCTGAACTCATCAATCCCAGCACTACTGTTAAATGTAAGTGATACACTTTGAGAATTGCTTTGACTAGCATTGGCTGTATAATCACCATAAGCGATTGGGAAATAATTGTTTTTATCTGTTTTAACTTGAGGTACTTCTATACCTTCAAAGGGATCATGTGCAACTATCTCCAAAGTAATAGTATCTTGATTATGTCCAAAATTGACTAACCTACCAGAATATATTTGTAAACAGTTATGGAGATATTCATTATCATTAAGCTGAACAAATACTTTGCAAACTCTATTAATGTATTTTCTAGTACCTCCAAATATTTCTTCACTAAACGGAGTACCATTAAAATCAAAGTTGACTATCTCTAATGATATATTAGATGTTTTACTTGTAGAATTTTTTAAATCTATTGATTCCCTTATGCTTGGTTGAGATAAGATTGCACCATGCGAAAATCTATCATCTATTGTAGTATCTGAAAATGATATAGGTGTAAAGCTATTATTGAAGAATCTTTCTGTTGTTGATGATTGTGCTGGTGAATTAGCGATATCATTTAATGATCTTTCTACTGTTAATACATCGGATACAATATTTGTTACCTTGATTAGTTCTCCAGTCGTAAATACTGAAGTGCCAACAGTATTCATACGATAATAATTTCCAGCAGTAAACAATGAACCATCTTGTACATCTATTTCTGTTTCAGTAGTGTTCACATCTTCATCAAGCTGGTTAGATGTACCAACCATATCAAATCCATCATCATACCCTAGACAAAATATCCAATTCTCATTGGTTGATGATCTTACAAATCCACTATATCCACTTGGAAATGTTAGGCTCAAGAATACCTCACAGCTTTTTGAATTTCTGGAATCAATGTATCTCGTACAAATTCCCTAGTTCCAAATATATTACCTTGTAAATTAATCGTAACTCCTTGAGGGCCATTGATATTTGGCGATGATAATGGTGTAACTTGCACTCGTTCTCTTCCTCCCGGATTATCACCTACCATAATCATTTGTGGCCCAGAAGTAATAAAGTCTCCACCAGTAGCAAATCTTGCTAATTCTTTATCTATAGCACTTGATACAATTAAACCAGCACCAGCCGCCGCCGCCAAATTAAATGGGAATGGAACAGTTTTAAATACAGATGAAATGTAACCAGCAATAGCCTCCATTGTTTCTGCTCTTACGATTGCTTTCATAGTATCTTTTGCTGATTTTTGAGATAGGGCGGCAGATTTCATATCTAATATCATTTGCTCTTTCTTTTGATTTTGAGATGCTTTACTCAACTCAAATGATTCTTCCATTAAATCATTCATTATACCCATATCAATTATAACATCATCTAACATTTCAGCATCATGTGAGGATATAGGAACAAATGGTCTATCAACCATCGGCTCTGCTGTTGTTTTAAATAACTCTAATGCTTGAGTATATGCTGTTAATGCTTGATTTGCTTGAACACTTGCCTCTGTTGCTGGATTAAATGCTCTGCCTTGTAAAAAGAAATTACCCTTTAGTTCATTTGCTTGTTCACCTAGACTTCTTAATTGCTCTTGCATTGGTTTGGTTGTATCAACTGTGATACCCAATTCTTCAGAGAATTTCTTTATAACACCTTCAGCCTCTTCTGTTCTTTTATTAAAATTATCTAATATCTCATCACTCTCATCAACACCATCAAGGAACTCAATAAAATCAACAGTATTTTCTGCGAATGATTGCATTGCTTGTGCAATTGTTATTACTGCTGGAGATAGTAATTGTCCTATTGCTTCACCAGCATCACCTACTGCATTTTCCATTTGCATTAGTGTACCAGTTAAAGTTTCAGCCTGTACATTTGCTTGTCCTTCAAATAACTCACCAAGAACTTTAACAGCCTCACCAGATTTCATTTGTTCAGCAGTTAAACCTCTTAATTGTGGTACTAACTCACCTAACTCACCAGCTAATCCAGAAAATGTTTTTGCTGTATTTCTAACTGCTGATTCTAGTGAAATCCCGGTTGCAGATGCTAAATCCATTGCAACTGGAATAATGCTTTTTATTTGATCTTCTGAAAATTCAAGAGATGCCAGAAAGGCTTGTTGCTGAATAATAGCCTCATCACCAAATGTTGATACCTTTTGCAATGCACTTGCTTGTTCTAATAATGCCCTAGAATTACCACCTAGAGCAAAGGTTAATTTCTTCTCTGCCTGTTCTTGTATTCCAGCAAGTTCAATAGTTCTACTAAATCCAGCAATTAAACCTTTTGCTCCAAAATAGGCGGCTGATGCTACACCAACAGCTTTACCCATTTTAGTTATAGCACCATTTAATCCAGATAATTCTTCTTTGCTTTTTGTAGCACCTCTAGTGCTTATGTCTATATTAACTTTTTGAGTCGCCATTCTTCTCTGCTTTATGTTTTAAGGCTGATGCCATTTCAGTTTTAATAATATTAAACATTGATAATTTATGAGCATCTGTTTCATCTAAAGTTTTACCCAAAGGAATGTGGTATTCTGTGATATAATGATACTCATTGATTAATGTATAATATTCATCATTGATGATATAAGCATGATTAGCAAATAAGGGAACAAGATAATATAATTGCTGACCGATACTATACTTATGATCTGATTTTGCAATCTCATGTATTTCTTCCCAGATGTCATTAACTGTATTAAAATCCCTAACCTTTTTCGAGATAGGGGATTGAGCCGAATAAGGGAGCGTATATTGTTTGTGAGGTTGAGTGTCGAACACCCAACACCACACAGTTAAACTCAATCCCCATCTACTTTTTTTGATTCATCAGATAGTTCTAGATAATCCATCATACATTGAGTAAGTAACTTGAGTTGAGTGTCATAATCATATTTCTTCATATCGGAATCTGGATCAGAGAATGCTATATCAGCTACGCTACCCAATAAGGAATTAAATTCCTTTTGCTTAACATTATCCGTACCATTACGATATACATCGTGAAATTCACCTTTCAATTCAAGTTTCTGTTTGTATTTAATATCTCGAACTAATACCTCAAGATCATCAACTTTTACTTTCATGCTACGCTCCCTATTCTATTAACAACCTACTGAAATCAATGCTGTGCTTGATCCTTCACCAGAACCTAATGCCTTCACAGATACATCTAACATCATCAAATTTGCCTCATTGTATGATATATCTGTAATAATACTATTGGTCATCTTAAATCCAAAATCACCATCACCAATGGAACCATCTGGATTCATAGTTGTTAAACCTTGAGATGCTCCAGTAGTTTGATTGTTAAATGTCTCAAACAATCCTATGAAGTTAGTATCATACAGAACTGTGAATGATGCTGTTGCACTAGCCTCACCGGCTCTTGTCGCTTGTTCAAATCCTGTTGATGTTAATCCTACAAACTCAACATCATTAATAAGTTCCAAACTAAATGATGATAATATAGCATCAGCAACTCCAGCTATTGATCTATATGTGCCATCTGACCAGCTATTCATAAAGTAGTTATTTTGTGATATTGCTGTATCTACTGTTAATGATGTATTGGTTAAATCTGCAACAAGCGATCCTGTTTTAAAAGTAGCAGAGAATTTAATTCTTGAACCTTCTGTATTTGCATCACCATTAAGCGTAAGATTAGTACAAAAACAATCCTTAAACGCCATATCTTTACCATTAGAGGGTACACTATACACGATGCTTAATAATTGTTGATTTGTTAGCGATGATGATGATGATGTTAATGTACTGGTTGATATATTACTTGCCATCGCATAGGGAACTGATGCAGTCCCAGTTAGGTTTGAAAGTAATAAATCAAGTCCAGCAGTTGTTACTGTTCCAGATACACTTATTTCTTTGATTGAGCCTTTGACATCTTGAAAGAAATCGGTTGCTTGTAGAACTCTACTACCAGAGCGAACATCTAAAACTTGAGTAACACCCAAAGTAGGTGAACCAATCGAATCTACATCAAGTGCGATGTATGGATTACCACCTTCTGCATTGAGTGTTCCCCAAGCCGCTTGTTCTGCTACAAGAAACTGAAACTCTTTTGGATCAAAAGCATTACCAGCTATTGCCATTATTTATCTCCTTTGGGTTTTTTTACTTCACTCACCAATTCTTTTGCTGATGGATGTATTTTATCTACATCAACACTTTTACCAGAATTGATTTCATCTATTAAAGTCTGATCGTACCCGGTCTTTCTAAAACATAGACCAATGGGAACTTTAATCTTTTTATCTTTTAATTTTATCTTCATGCCGCCTCGAATATGGTTACTGTTAAATTTATGTTGGCTCTAAACTTCGCCTCTTCTTCATCCTTATCATAGGTGATTGATTCTACTCTACCACCGAAATAATCTGTGCCATCTCTACTATTATTATCTGGTGCAAATAATCTTTTAATATGTTCAGCAATGTTGGATACTTGTTTGAAATGTTTAGCATTCATCATACCACCAACATTCAATTCATATTCAAGTAATATACTTACATCTCTTTGCTGACCATTTGCAAATATCTCAACCAATGTATCTTCTACCGGGATGATGACAATACTAGATGCACCTTTGTGATCATCCAGATATATAGGAACTTTTAATTCGTTTCCTAATGTCTTTCGTAGGTTACTGATAACCTTATCGTAGATATTATTTGTGTAATCAATCGGCATTATAACCTACCAACAAATCCATATTTAACTGGTTGAACTCTTGTACTTACTTCTGGATTGCATTCCAATTCAAATTCATCGTTTGTAGTGTAGACACCTTCAGATGCTAGTATTTCCATACCATTCGATACAGAATCCCAATTCCCGGTAAGGAACTCACCATCTATATCCTTTACTAATTTTAAGCCTCTATCATCACCAGAGAATACATCATAAGTAATTGTACTTTGTGATCCATAAGTAAGTGTACCTCCGCTTGTTATCTTAATTTTTAAACGATCCCATGAGAATGGCCTACCTCTCACATCTAAAATCCTTCCAGTTGAACTAGCATCTAAACTTATCTCTCTAATGATACCAGCAAGTTTTTGAGGTGTCTCATCTTGTTCTAATATATATTGACCAGAACGAACCTTATCTAAATCTCCAGTTCCTTCATCATTGGTTACTCTTGCTTTTAATTCATTAGCCTTGTTTATATCGTAAGGTGCAATCAAATAATAACAAGCAAGGGTAGCTGTATTCAATACGATAATCTCTGGAAAAGCATTACCCATCGCTGAATCTTTTTGCTTGTAGATCGGAACTCCTACCATTGACCTTACCATATCACTCGCTCTTTTTATTGAATTACTGATATGTGTAGCGAAATCCGTACCAGATTCAACTATAGAACTATTAAGTGTATTTGCACTACCACCACTTTGATATAATTCCAAAAGATCAGTTGCACTTACATATCTATACTCGTTATTTGAATTTGGTTCATCAGTTACAACTGTCATTTCTTGTCCATCTAAAAATAGTTGATCTACTGTACCAGAATCATAGAGATAAAATAAATGGGATGTACCAGATGCAACCCAATTTGAGTTTAATATTCTTTTACTATCGTACTGATCTATTTCTGGTACTATAAATCGTAGATCATCTGCCTCGCAATATTGAAATTCACTCATACATAAAATCCTTGATGTTTATATCCAGAAGTTCAAATTCTGCATTCTGGAGCCTGTTAATTATTTCCGCAACCTTATTAATTGTTTTACCATTGGCATCAATCAAATCATATATCTTAATCTCTTTGGCTAGTTGTATTGATTTATCAATATTCTCAAATGATAACTCATTAGCATATTCATTGTTCAATGCTTTCTCTAATCTTGTTTTCATCGCTTTCTCGGTTTATGTGGACACTTATTCATATTATCTATAAAATTATTATTCTTTGCAATACCACATCTCAATCCATTTTTATCCTTACCACAAAAAGGACACTCCTTATCTTTGATTGGACAATACAAAAACATTAATCAATCAACTCAAAGTGGACAAGATCATCGAATCCATTATCTTTTGTTGTTCTTTGTTCCTTGCCACTCATCACATCTTTATCGAGGCTTGGAGATGACCAATCGCCACCCCATCGTACATTGACTCCCATTTGTGTTGCAATACCTAAAACAAAGCCGCCTAGATAATGAAAATCATCTCTAGCATCCCAGTCAATCGGATATGGCGATATATCGATTGCTTTGCCTTGTGTATGCTTACTATACTTGGCTTTGCTTAATCCTTTGGCAACCAGTTCATCTTGTCGTTCTTGAGTTCTCAATCCTTCAATGATAGTTATATCGTAATACTTAATCACCTCATTTAAGACATTAACCAGTTTAGAATCAACACCTTTCAATCGTTGTTTACTTCTTCTACCGAATTTTGGCACTATCCAAGCCTCCTAATTACAGATTCCGCCCATGTTCTACCGGGATTACCTCCCCATAAATCCCAAGCGATGGCGGCTCTGCTATTATTATCGTTCCTCCTGTTCCTTCTTTCGGCTGGTGTATCATGTCTAGCAAAGAATGATACCATCCTTCTGATCGTTGCAATAGGTATGTTTTGACCATTACTTAATGATCTTGCCCTTGCAACACCAACACTTGTACCACCTCTTCTTGATGGAGGTAGTTCCCTACGCCTTTCTAACGCTCTACGAGCCTTATTCTGGACACTTTTAGGAGGAACTGGCACTTACTTACGCCTCTTTGGTTTTGTCATCTTTTTACGCTTTTTTGGTCTACCAATTTTTGATCCGTATGTTCCTTTTCCTTTTGGCATTATAAACCCAACCTTTTTAGTAACACACCTTTGATTATTTTCCACAAAGCCTCTAGAATGGCTTTCTCTGTTTTCTCCGAGATGATAGGTATATCAACAGCTTTGTTGATTTCGTCTATGATCTCATCCTTTGTTTTATCTGATAGTAATTCATCAGCTATCATTTTCATTAACATCATTTACCCTTTTTTATATTCATTATTAATAAAATTATTGACAATAGAGCAACTACGATTTGCAATATTTCATGTATTTGAGTTAGTCCAATAAAGTAATTACTAAAGCTAATGGTTGCAATTTTTATAGTATCCATTAATGCTTTCCTCCACCATTCAATCTTCCGGACATATAACTAATTTTATCACTTAAATCATCTACCTCTTTTAGCAATGCCTCATGTCTACGATCCAGCTTATCATTTATGCTAGTTTTAAAAGAGTTTACAGAATCAATTAATTTTACACAGATATTCATAGTGTTATTTAATTCACTTTGCATCTTTGAAAGGTCTTGCATGATTTCATCTATATGATCAGTTTGAGATTTGTTTTCTTTTATAAGATTTGTAATCATAAAACCGAATAAAATCATACATAAACCAATGACTCCTAATTCCCCATATAATTCTACTATTTCCGCTATTCCCATTAATCACCTTTTGTAAGTATTTTACCAAGCAAAGTTTTATTCATTTCCTCAAGCCTTTGCTCTCGTTCCGCTTCGAGTGGTTCCATTCTCTCATCCAACATTTTTTCAAATTCAATCAAACTTTCTTTAATATGTCTTATATCTTTTTCATTGTTATTAATGTTTGCATTCAATGTGTACCATGCCCCGGTAAGAGTAAACACCAAGAATAATATTTGTACTGCCCACTTAACCGATATATGTATTTGCAATTCATCATTTAATGGTTTACTCATGTGCTAAATCTTCAAACTGATGATGTAACCAGCACCAATTTGATCTTGTATAAATCTTTCCATGATAGTAGTGCATATTAGAATCAGCATCCATTATTTCTATAAATACTGTATTTTGAACAGTATCCTGTGGAGTGAGTACAACACCTCCTACGCTCCACCCTTGTCCGCATCCCAGAAAACTGGTAAGCAATAGAATAGTTATAACTCGTACTAATGTTTTCATTCTTCATCTTGCCATGATTCGCTGGTTGAGATGTACTCTTTGCATTCTTCATTTGTATAAATTCTAAAATCATTTGGCATTGCATCCAGTTCAGTTATTGTCCAATCTCCTTTAATACATATTTCGCTACTATCTGGTGATGTTCTTGGTGCGAAGTACAAATGATGCCTATCTAATAAATCTTGTATGGTAGCCTCGTGATCGGTTGTGGTATCCACTACCTCTTCCATGTAAGTGTATGATTCTTCTACTTGAGGATGTCCATTTTCTAATATATGAGCATCAATCTTTTCAAGTAATTCTGCTTTGGTATTACCACTACTATAATCAATGCTGTGAGTGTCCATAAATGCCTGTATATCGCTCTTTAAATCATCATCGGTAGGTAAGGTAGCATCTACATTTCTTGTGCCTGTACGCTCCTCCTCACGATAGGTAAATGTCTGCCAATCGTATCTACTTGTGATTCGTTTTGCTTTATTAGTATCGGTATTACCGAAGATTAAATAATGTGTATATTGTCCTTTCATGTTTATTCCTATGAATGTTTGCCTAATCCGTTAGTGTAATTCTTTGATATTTCTGATGATAATAATGCTTTATCATATATTCTTACTTCGTCAATTAATCCATTAAATGGAGGAATAGTAACTGCTGGTGCAGTTTCTCCAATAAAATAAGAATCAGTATTTGTCGGAAGTGTTGATGGGATAGTTCCAACAAATGTTAAAGTTATTGCATTGCTATCTACATAGACTTTTAGTCTATTAGAATTACCTGTTAAAGTTCCATCATATACCACTACTAAATGATGCCAAGTGTTTGAACTAAAAGCAGTTGAATAATCAAATTCTGCATATTGAGTATTTCCATCTCTAATATCAAAAAAAAACTTTCCACTTGAATGAGTATAAAATGCAATCATACTGCCTGTCGATGAGCCTTTACCTATAACCCCTGCTGAAGTATCAATGGCACTTTGATTCATCCACAATTCCCAAGTAGCACTTGTAGTTACATTTAATACTTGTGAATTTTTTACTTCTATATATTCAGTTCCATGTAATCGTATGCCATTACTTATAGAGGTTGTATCTGATAGGTAGTATCCTTGAGAATCTCTACCTTCTGTGCTTCCTTCTGGGATAAGTATTTCTACTGGTGAACCAGATGCAGTACCATCGTTTGAGTTTGTACTTCTATCTGTCCAAGTAGTGTTACCATCATTACGCCAGTATCCTACAAGGCTATCAGAATTATCGTAGTTACCTGAATCAGATGTTGGCAGTAAAGGTACGCCAGAGTTGTAAAGTGCAGATACAGCATCGGCATCAAGATTCGTATCCCAAACTGCAAATTCACTAATTATACCATCTATATAACCACCTGACTCAAAAGCATTCGCTCCTATAGTAGTTTGAGTTGAACCGCTTAAATCTATGGCTGTAATAGTTTCATTATTTCCTAATTGACTACCATTTACATAAGCAGATGCAGTTGTATTATTTATAACAATAGCAATATGATTCCATACTCCATTTGTGATTAATCCAAAGTTTTTCCAACCAGTTCCACCTTCTGAATGATAAACTGAAATTTTTTGGTCATTAAAACCGATAATTAATCTATTATTTGCAGGAGCAGTAGTATCAAGTAAGTGTCCACTTGCACTATTAACATTTGCCCAAAAAGAAAAAGTTGCTTGATTTCCTGACATTCTAAAGCCATTTACAGTAACAGCATCATCACTTCCATCAAACACCATCGGAGTGTTTGAGCGTACCAAACTGGATTGGTAGCCATATTCTTCGCCAGTTACCCAAGATGCTCCAGTAATTGTTCCATGATTCTGGTTGCCACTACCATCGTATATATAACTGCCAGAACCTTCTTGCATTGGTAGGTCTAACTTTAGATTAGATGCAGATACTCCAGTAGGTAATACTGTTTCTGGTTTGGTGTATAGTTCCTGTACTTGTGCTTGGGTTAATTCTGCACTAAACATTTTTAATGATGCC